CCCGCACTCTACGCCGGGCAGACCTTGAGCAGATACGGTCAGCCATCAACGAACTGATGAAATTGGTCCAGCAGCTTGAGGCGCAGGCCAGCGGCAGCACAGCAAACCGTGCCCGCCGGGTCGTTCTGCGGGACATATAAGGAGGTGAAATAATGAATGCAGTTGATACGTTAGTTTCCTTTTTTAGCCCAGAGAAAGCATTGAGACGCTGTGCCGCCCGCAAAGCGCTTCAAGTTTTAAACACCGGCTATTCGGAGTCTGGGGCTTCGCACCGTAAGAAGTCCATGAAGGGCTGGCAGGCATGGTCAAACTCTCCTCAGGCTGATATCGACATGAACCTGAGCACCTTGCGGCAGCGGTCGAGGGATCTTTTCATGGGAGGTGCTATTGGGCGGTCGGCCATCGTCACTCCCAGGACAAATGTTATCGGTGCAGGCCTGAAGCTTAAGTGCCGGATTGACTATGAATTTCTTGGCATATCTGAAGAGCAGGCGGATCATTGGGAGAGAGCTACCGAGCGGGAATTTGCGGTATGGGCTGAGAGCAAGTTTTGCGACTCCCTGCGGCTTAACAGCTTCTATGAGATGCAGTCCGTTCTTTTTATGTCCACCCTTGTTAACGGAGATGGTTGGGCGCTTATTAAACAAGCAACTCCGGAACGGTACTTTCCTTACTCACTGAGGATTCATGTTTTTGAGGCGGACCGGGTGAGCACGCCATACGAGGTGATGGCAGGGATCGTCAAATATATCTTTCTTAAAGGGGTTACCGGAAAGAACCAGGAAAACGGTAACCTCATCATTAGCGGTGTCGAGATCGATCCATCCGGTGCGGTGGTTGCCTACTGGATTTCTAACAAATACCAAAACGATCCGGCCAACCCCTACGGGCATATTGAGTGGAAGCGCGTTGAGGCTTTCGGTCAGCGGACCGGGCAGCCCAATATCCTCCAGATAATGGAGTCTGAGCGATGCGAGCAGTATCGCGGCGTCCCATACCTGGCGCCGGTGCTGGAACATATAAAGCAGATCGGCCGGTACACCGAAGCTGAGCTCATGGCGGCCATCGTTACCGGCTTTTTCTCAGTGTTTATCAAGGAGAGCAAGACGGTGGTTGAAGACTTTGCCCTGGCCGAGGCAATACCCCAGGGTGAGAAGGTAGACCTGGATCCGAACGCCTTTGAGCTTGGTTCCGGGACTATTAACACTCTGCCGCCAGGATATGACGTTTCAATAGCTGACCCGAAGCGGCCATCATCAAACTTTGATGCCTTTGTTACAGCTATGGCCCGGCATATTGGCGCTGCTCTGGAGATGCCTTATGAGTTGCTACTTAAGAGTTTTACGGCCAGCTATTCAGCCAGCCGGGCGGCTCTGCTGGAGGCATGGAAGGCCTTTCGGATGAGGAGGACATGGTTTGCCAGTGATTTCTGCCAGCCAGTTTATGAAATATGGCTATCTGAGGCGGTGGCCAGGGGGAGGGTAATCGCCCCGGGGTATTTTAACGACCCTTTGGTAGCCAAGGCATGGGCACGGGCAGAGTGGCATGGGCCAGCTCCTGGACAACTCGACCCAACCAAGGAGGTACAGGCAGCCCAATCAAGGGTGGCAAACGGATTTAGCACCCGGGAACGTGAGACCATAGAGCTAACCGGTGGGGACTTTGACAGGAACATTGACCAGTTGAAACGGGAAAATGATCTTATGAAAGAAGCCGGCTTGATGCAGCAAGATAATTAACAGACCTTATGAAAGTGGTGAAAAAGATGGCTAAGGTGCAGATTAAAGGGGTAATAGTGCCCAATGATCTTAAATGGATTTATGAATGGTTTGAGATGGATGCGACAAGCCCTAATGATGTAACCAAGCAAATAACGGATGCCAATGGTGAAGACCTGGAAGTTGAAATTAATTCCGGTGGTGGCGATGTTTATGCAGGATCAGAAATTTATACGGTATTAAAGGATTACAAAGGAAATGTTGTTGTAAAAATTGTAGGCATAGCGGCAAGTGCAGCAAGTGTGATTGCCATGGCTGGTAATAAAGTGATGATTTCACCACCGGCACAAATTATGATCCACAATGTATCATCAGCTGTACGCGGTGATTATAGAGAGTTAGAGCATAAGGCTGCATTTCTTAAGAATTACAATGTGTCAATAGCAAATGCCTATATGTTAAAAACTGGAATAAGGCAAGATGAACTGCTGAAATTAATGAATAAGGAAACATGGCTTAATGCTCAGCAGGCCTTAGAATATGGCTTTGCTGATGAAATAATGTTTGATGATAACAACCAGTTAGTTGCAAGTATCAACAGTTTTGTGCTGCCTCCTGAAGTTATAAACAAAATGAGGAATTTAATTAAAAACCAGGAGTTTAAAAATACCGGCCAGCAAGCTGGTTTAAATTTTACGCAAAGCACTCAACTACCACTACAGGAACCGGCTCCAAAGCCGCAGCTTGTAAATATTTCAAGGGAGGATGAACCGTTGGAAATTAAAAACACAGACGAACTAAGACAGCACTTCCCCGATCTGGTTGCGCAGGTTGAAGCTGCGGCCAAAGAGGGAGCAACAAAGGCCGAACGCCTGCGCATCCAGGCCATTGATGAAATCAGTAAGACCGTTTCCCCCGAATTGGTTAATAAGGCCAAATATGAAGAGCCAATGACCGCGCAGGATCTGGCATTTAATGCGCTCAAGGCAGACGCCGGCAAAGGCCGTCAGTACCTGGAGAGTGCTGCGCTGGATAACGCTGAATCCGGTGCAGCCAAAGTTACCGGACAGCCTCAGGGCCAGTTAACCGGTCAAGAAAAAGATGCTGAAGAGCGCAAGAATAATGCTCAGGGCATTGCGGACTATGCGAACAAAAGGAGGGCCAACTAATGGATCTGTTCAGTAACCTTGACACCATGACCCCGGATAACCTTATGTCCAGCGGCAGTGTCCCCGTGCTGGTAAAGGCAGTCACCCTTAAAGCAGCCCAGGGCAATATCGCCCGGGGTTCCGTACTTGGGATTGTCAAGCTCACTGTGGGGGCCATCGCAGCCGACGAAGGAAACACCGGCGATGCGGCTATTGCGGCTGCTACCCTGGCCGATAATGTACAGACCGGCACCTATACCATCGGGTGTGTCACGGCGCCCAGTGGGGCTGCGGCCAACGATGCTGTATTTGCGGTATTTGCCCCGGACGGTTCCCGGCTGGCCGACTCCACTCAAGGGGTAGCCTATGCTGGCGGTCACTTGATATTCACTATCGGGAATGCCACGGCTGCCGACAGTGTTGTGGGAGACCTGTACACAGTCACCGTCGGTGCTGGATCCGGCCTGGCGGTGTTAGTGGATAGCAGCAAACATGACGGAAGCCAGGAAGCGGACTGCATCCTGACAGACTATGTGGCCACCGGAGCCGACGGTGCTACTGACAACATTGTGGCCGAGGCATACAGAACCGGCCATTTTAACCGCCAGGCGTTGATCTTTGGAGGTACCGACACCGCCGGTGACCACGAAGCCAGACTCAGGGAGTTGGGTATCCACCTGAGCGACCACATTGCATATTAACAAATAAGTATCGAGGAGGTAAAAAGAATTGGCCATTCCCATTTATGAAACCAGGACCATGATGCAGGCCATAGACCTGATTATGCCTGCAAAAGTTTTTTTCCGTGACGTCTTTTTTCCCGACGTTCGCACATTTGTAACTGAGAAAGTTGACGTCGACTACCGTAAGGGAAAGCGTAAGATGGCCCCGTTTGTGGCCCGCAAAAGCGGCGGCATCACCATGGATCGCCAGGGGTTCCGGACAGATACCTACACCACCCCGTATATCGCGCCGCAGCGGGTGATGACGAAGGATGACATCGGAAACCGCTTGCTCGGTGAGAATATCTACAGCACCAGAACTCCGGCACAAAGAGCGCAAGAGCTGTTGGCCATGGATCTGGTAGAGCTCGAAGACATGATTACCCGCCGCGAGGAGTGGGTCTGCCGGGAGATCCTTCTCACCGGGGCCGTAACCCTAAAAGGCTGGATTGATAAAATTGGCGGCACCGAATACGTTGAAGATACCATCGACTACGGATTCACCAACCACGATACTCTCGCCGGAGCCGATGCCTGGGATCAGGATACAAGCGATAAACACGGTGACTTAAAGCGCATTCGCCTTGCAGTTGTCCAAAAAACCGGGCAAAACCCCAATATAGTTGTCATGGCAAGCAACGTGGCTGAGTTGTTTATCAACGACACAAAAATCCAGGCTATGTTTGACAACCGGCGCATGACCATCGGCACCATTGAGCCCCGGGTGCAAAATGACGGACTGACCTACATGGGCACGCTGACCGACCTTGGTCTGGAGATTTACTCCTATGACGAGTGGTTTGTCGACGATGACGGGAGCGAGAAAGCGCTACTTCCCGATGACTACCTGATTATGGGCCGCAGGGGCCTTGGGAGCAGGCTTTATGGCGCTGTCACGCAAATCGAGGAAAGCGACCGTGATTTCCACACCTACGAGGGCACCCGCATCCCGCGGGCTTGGACAGACGTAAATAACGACATGAAAATGCTTCGTGTGGCCTCCCGGCCGCTGCCCAAACCGGATGACGTTGACTCCTGGTACACGCTGAAGGTGAAGTAACCATGGCAGTATTTATTAAGCGCTTTCGCGTGCGTCATAACGGAGTGTTTTACGGCCCGGGCCAGCCCGGAGGCCAGATTCTGGCGGGTCTCTCTGAGGAGGAGGAGGCCCGCCTAATAAGCGGGTCAGACGGCCGCATCGTGAAGTATGAGACTCTATCGGTTATGGAACCCGCTCCGACCGACGAAGAAGTTACCGATGACGGGAAGCCTGCCCCAAACGAAGAACATGTTGATGAAGATGATGAAAAGCCCGCTCCGACCGACGAAGAAGTTACCGATGATGACAGCATTGCGAATCTGAACATTGACGACCTAATCAAGCCCGGACCGGTTGAGAAAGCGGGGCGGTAGAATGCCCGTGTTGAAAGACTACCTGGCCTCCGACCTTGCCATATTTATGAGCCCGGACGAATTTGCAGAGCTCCACGACATTGACGGCCACCAGGTAGTTGCGGTGGTAGACCGGGACGTATTGCGTGACCGGGCTCGCCTATCAGACCGTCGTGAGGGTGTTTATGTCAGAGAGATTATGGTGTTTGTCCGGTCTTCA